TCAAAAGCCTGTTCGATCAGGTTTTCGACGCCTTCACGGATAAGACCAAGAGTCTGGGCCAGGCCATCGGCGACATGTTCAAGAAACTCGAGCTGGGCGAGGAAGGAATGGTTCAGCAGCCAGCTGGCTGCTGGAGCCACCGCAGCCGCTGGCTACGGACGGCCCGAGGAGCAGCTGGTAAGGGGCGGCGGGATCATCGGCGCGCTATTGCGGCGCGGCATGCCTCCGCGACCGCCAGGGGCACCACCGGAGCTGTACACGCCAGAGCGTGTCCAGTCGAAAGTCGTCGATCAGGTGCAGTCTGCGGTCACTCCCGCGATGGAGACCGCGACCAAGCCGCTCGAGATCAGTTCGCAGGTATTCGCCGCTGGCACCGGGCAGTTCCAGCAAGCCGTAATCGACTTCTCGACTGCCGTGCAGCAGCTGAAGGGAGCGGGCCAGCAAACCGGCGCCGCAGTGCAGATGCAGGGCTCTGCCGACACGGGCGCGGCGGACACCGGCGACGTGTTCAGCCAGGCATCCGCCGCCACGGGCGTTAGCTCCACGCTGCTGCGTTCGGTGGCCCAGGTGGAATCGCGGATGCGTCCCGGCGCGGTTTCGCCGAAGGGCGCAATGGGACTCATGCAGCTGATGCCTGGGACCGCCCGCGATCTCGGAGTGACCAACGCCTTCGATCCGGGGCAAAACGTGATGGGTGGCGCGAAGTACCTAAGCCAGCTGCTGACCCGCTACGGCGGCGACGAGGCCAAGGCACTTGCGGCTTACAACATGGGACCGGGCGCGGTGGACCGCATCATCGGCCGGGGCGGGACGCTGCCGAAATCGGTGCAGGGCTACGTGCGCGCTGTGCAAGCGCTGGAATCCGGAGGCGCGGCGGACCGGCTGGAGGTGGCGGTCCAGGCTGCTCCGCAGCGTCTGTTTGACTGGAGGGCGGGCGTGATGACCGGGCCGCAGAATCCGAACGCGCCGGGGGTTTCGCCGTATTGGGGGCTGGAGCAGCAGGCAGAGGAGGCCGCGCAGCGGCAATTTGGGTTGCCCGCGCCGCCAGTTTTGACTCCCGAGCAGCTGGGCACGGCGACGATTGGGCCAACGGTCGCAGAGCAGGCGATGACCGCAAAACAGAACGAACTGGCGAAGGCAGCTGGCATGGTGTTCCAGGCCGGAGGAGTTGGCACTGGCGGCGGCGCGGAGAAGACGCTCCTGGGCGGTCTGATGAACCTCAAAGGACTAGGGCAAATGTTCGGCATCGGCGGCACTGCAGCGGGCGGCACGTCGATCCGTAGCGTGCTAACTTCCGAAGGCGTCGCCAACCTTGCGCTGATGGGCGGTATGGGCCTGATGAGTGCCGGGATTCAGCACCGGTCTTCAGCCATGCAAATAGCGGGTGGCGCGCTCACCGGGGTCAAGCTGGGCCAGATGCTGGGCATGGGATATCTGCAAGGTCCGCTCATGGGCGCGGGGATCGGCCTATTTAGCGCGGGCGTGCAGAAGGGCGGCCTGGGCGGAATGGCCATGGACATCGGCGGCGGCGCGTTGGCCGGCGGAATGATCGGCTTGCGGTTCGGCGGCCCCATGGGCGCGCTTATCGGGGCTGGCGTCGGCGCGGCCATCGGAGCGGTCACGGGCGCGGTGCGCTTGTTTGTGAAGACTGAGTCCGAGAGGATCCGCCAGCAGATCAAGCAGGTCTATGGGGTGGATATATCCAACTTGCAGATCATCGCCCAGATCAAGCAGATCGTCGATCAGAAGTACGGCGGCAGCGTGTCGGTCGGCGTTCGCAGCCAGGAGGTGCAAGACCTCGTTCGGCTATACGCCCTCTCGACTGGCCAATCGACCACGAACATGCCACGGCCGATGTATGCGGCGACGGTCGCGCAGTCCTCGCAGGGACTGCAGTTGCAGCCGGTCTATCAGGGCGGCGTCCAGGTCCAGAATCCTTACACCGGCACCACCACGTACCAGTACGCCACTGCAGTGGCCTCGGCGCAGGGGATGATGCCCGGGACGAGTCTGGGGGTGCCTGGAGCCTCAGGACTCATCAGCCAGCAGTGGCAGCAGTTGGCGGTGCAGACCATTCAGGGAAACCCCGCGGCGATCGCCATGGCGTCGGCTTCCGCATCGAGGGCCGGCGACAGCCGCCTCACCACCACCGCGGCGATGCAAGAGCCGCTCACGGCTCTAGGCTGAACTATGCCGGGCAATATCATTCCAGCGGCGCCGGCCGACGTGATGCCGGCGAACCTTGCGCGCGCGTTTCACGAGGACATGCATCTCGAGCTCGACATCAACCTGTATCCGGACGGCTCGAGCGACCGCAATGCGCTTGCACTGAATACGCGCCACTACTGGACCATGCAGCAGACGCTGGTCGCGAGCGACTACGCGGCGCTCCGGGCGTTCTTTTACGCGCATCAGGGCCAGCCATTCTACTTCTACAACCTGCGCGAGACGGTGCCACCATTCAGCCACGACCCGACCGGCGGCGATCCGATCGGCCGCTACACGGTGGTCTTCGATGGAGCCTGGTCGGAAACCTACACCTACGAGCGAACCGTTGCTGCTGTCACCGTGAACCTCGGCCTGCGGGAGATCGTATGAGTCTGATCACCCTATTGCCCGGCATCGACACGCGTGACTCCCTTGGCCCGGTGCCGATCCCGACGCCACCCACGATCCCGCCCTTTCCAATCCGTCCGGACTTCGGCACCGGCGCGGACTATCAGCCGCCGATCGTGACGCACACATTCAGCCAGGCGGGGCTGAAGACCGAGCAGCGTTTCCTGATGGCGCCGTTTGGCCCGCGACGCTTCCGCTTCACGAAGAACCATTTGTCCTGCACCGAGTACGACGATCTGCGCGGCCACTGGGAGGAGGCGCAAGGGGGATACGCACAATTCCCGCTGACCGTCTATGAGCCAGGCGGCCCAGCCACCTACACGGTGCGTTACGAGAATCCGACCATCCCGTTCGACTACATGGTGGGTCTATTGGTGCAAGGCCCCGGGATCACGTTTCTCGAGATACCGACCACGACCCAGACCTACACGCCGCGCGTGCGGCTGAACCGTTTCCCTGATAGCTCGCTGACGGCCGCTCTCCAGTCAGAATTTCAGCAGATCATTCCACTGATCGCCATTACGAGCCGCGACGGCAGCGCTCACCTCTATCTGTCCAACCAGCGGTGCTCGGTCAGTGGACACCTCTACCTGCCGCGACTGCTCGACTGGAGCGGCATTTCGCAAACCCTCGGCGAAAGCTCCGACGCGGCGAGCTTCAATTTCGGCAATGCGGACAGCGTCTGGACAACGCTAATCAATCAGGTCAACCTGTACGGGGCTCCGGTTCAGTTCTCGCTATACCACGTGCAGGACAATAGCCTGCTCGATCTGTGGCAAGGCTACGTCACCAACTGGCAATACGACACAAGCGGAAAGTTCCAGATCAATGCCGCAGACGGCGTCTTCCAGATGACCTTGCCGTATCCCTCGCGCAAGATCCTGAGGACCTGCTGGAAGGTCTACAAGGGCCGCTTCTGCCCGTCGACCTCGAGCCTTCCGACCTGCGACAAGAGCTACGCGAACTGCGTCGAGCGTGGCGTCCCGCATTCGTTCGGCGGCGTGATATTCCCGCCCCAGGCCGTGAGGATCAAGGACAACTCGACCGGGGTGTTCGGCTACGGGCGCAGCGGGATGACCAGCGTAAGCGTCGTCAACGACACGGTCTACCAGCGGCCGTTGCAGGAGGTCTTTACCGACGTGCAGATGCTGGTCAGCTGCGATGTCGCCGAGGGTCGCGACGAATCGGATTTCTACTCTGCGCTGGGAGTGATCGGCGAGGGGCCGCTGTCCACCATGGACAGCAATCTCATCCGGCACACGCTTGATGGACAGCCGCCGCACGATCCGCTGAATAACGGCGGCTGGCGCTACATGCTGGGCAATGACCCATCGAACCCGAATGACTTCGTGGGCATCACGCAGGCGCCCTGGAATGTCGCTCCACCCGGATCAACCTACGCCGGCGGCACCGCCATGGCCGAGATCCGGCGCACTGACGATAAAGGCCTTCAGCTTTCTTCGGTATCCGATCACGCCATGATCGTGAGCGTTACCGGAGGCCTGGGCGGATGGTATTGGACTGCACCGGGGAGCCGTTTCTGGATGCAAGCCATGCACAACCCCATCTGGATCGCCATCAACGTCTACCTGCGGGGGCGAGGCCTGCGCGTCGATCCCGGCCAGGAGTTTCTCGTTTCGGCGGCTCAGATGGAGAGCTACTTCGACGTGAACCAGGCCATCGAGATGGCCGCGATCTGCGACACGACAGTTCCAGTTCTGATCGGCTCCGGCACTGAATTGCAGTTCCCGTTCCGCGGCGTTCTGAAGGAACAGAAGCCGCTGCGCGACTGGCTGCGGGAGATTCTCAACTGCTGCGCCGGCACATTCGTGTTCGCCAACGGCAAGCTGTTCCCGATCATTCGTGTGAACTCGAGCGTGCTCGCCGGCAATGCCTTCACCGAGGCAACGATTCTGTTCCGGTCCTTGAGCGTTTCACCGCTGCAACCGGCCTTCAACTGGCTGGTCGGCCAGTTCGGCGATGCCGAGTACGGGTGGCAACTGAACAACGCCACCATCTACGACATCGACAATGCGGCCTTTCTTGGCACTCCGGAATCGCCCCAGTACCTGGTGCAGAACCTTAACTTCGCGGGCGTCTCGAACCTCAGCCAGTGCGCGCGCCTGATCACTACTCGCCTGCGCGAAGAGATCGGCGGCCTGGTGAACGGCAGCGGGCCGCATGAATCCCAAAGCGGCATCAACGAGCAGTTAAACGCGCGCAACTTCCAGTTCAAGAGCACGGTGCTCGCGCTCGGCACGCAGCTGGGCGACATCGTCTCGTTGACCCATCCGTCGCTGCCCAACCAGGCGGCGAGCTCCGTCTCGGGGCACGGCTACATCGAGGGGCGCGTCGCCAGGTGGGCGCTGAATCCCGACTTCTCGATCGACTTCCAGTGCTCGTCGACGACTGACGACATGTACGATCTGATCGTCGGCCCCAAGCCGGCTGACGTGGCGCCGCCCGCACCGCCGCCCGAACTGCTGCAGTCGCCTACGGGCCTGGCCTGGATGCCGAATTTTCTCGCACCCAAAACGGGCGACCCGATCTATCCGCCCTGGGAGCGCACGTTCGCGCTATGGCAGGACTACGTGATCACCAAGGACGGCGTGTGGGTGCCTCGCATCTGGGTTGAGGGCTACATGACCGTCAACCAGTTCGCCTCGCAGACGCAGCCGCGCATCCTCGAGATTTCGCTCTCGAGTGGCGGCACGCTGCACGGCCCGATGACGGTCTATGCGGCGCTCACTGAGCGTAACGCCGCAGGCGAGCCTTCGATCCCCTCCAACCTCACGGCCATCTGGATTGCAGCCGGCCTCACCTCTCAACAAGTGAACCTTCTCGCCGTCCCATCGACCGATAGCAGCATGACCGGCTGGGATGTCTGGGCCGGTCCGGATCGCCGGGAGATCGCATGGCAATTCGGTGCTGATGGCGCGCTGCCTACGAACGTCTCGATCCCAGGCCCGATCCACAACTGGACTCAAGGACTGCCTGAAGGTGCCGCGCAAAAGGTCAAGATCATGGCCAAGCACGTGTTTCATGCCGGGATCGCGGGCCTGTTAGTGACGGGCGTCACGGCACCGAACCAGATACAGTGCGAAGATTTCCTGGATTCGACCGACGACTGGATCGGCATGCACGTATTCATCTGCGCCAACGTGGCCGGCGAAGTGCCGTTGTGGAATTTCACCATCACGGCCTTCGATCCGGCGACAGCAACGATCACGGTCAGTCCGGACTGCGCAGTCGCCACGCCGGTCGACGTCTCCGGCACAGGTTCCTCGGGCGGTCCCGGTTCGACCATGTTCTTTTGGGAGAGTGGACCGCATTTCACGCCCGCCATGAACGGCAAGCCGTTCAGCGTCGACGGGGTCAGCTATGGCACCGTCTTCTACTTCGGCAATGACGCCATCATCGGAACGAGCGTGCCGATGCCCATGATCAATGGCGGCAACTGGACGGTTACCGGCGGATCGTCCTCCACCGATAACCCCGAGTCCGTGCAGATCGGAGATGTGCTGATCGTCTACTCCACCCCGAGCTCGGCGGATGCCAACTCGATCACCAACACCAAATGGAACAACAGCGTCAATCGCCAGCAATATCCGGGCTCCGCAGGCATGCATCCCGGCGAGGAGCAGGGACGTATCGTGCGCATCCTGCGCGGCACCGGAGCCGGCCAGTCTCGCGTCTGCTCAGGCAACGACCATCTCACGCATCAGATCGCGCCGCCCTGGAACGTAATACCGGACAGCACCTCGATCTACATTATCGAGGAGCCCGGCTGGCTAGACCCGAGCGAGACGCCGGAACTCACTTCCACCAACGCTACCGCGACGACCCTCAAGGTTCACACGGAGGTGTCAAATCTAAGCGACGAGGTCGTTCTGGTCGGCGGCTTCCTTGAGGACACGCAGGGCCACCAGACTGACGACGGTTTTGCGGCCTATCGCATGATCTATGTCTTCGGGCAGCCGCCGACGGTGCGCCTGCTCGGCCCGGCCCCCGGGCCGTTCACTCTCGATGCCACTGACGAGGTGGTGCGCGTGGATAGTTCTGCCAACGACGTGACGCTCACGCTGCTCCAATTGCGCGACTATCAAGGGCGGAACATGCTGGTCTGGAACAGCGGACCCAACTCGACCATCATCAATACGGATGGATCAGACACCTTCTCCGACGGCACCACCACATCTACGCTCACCGGCGCAGGCGCCACCTGGCGGATCACGGCAGGAGGGATCTATTCGACATGAACCAGCGCGGCGTCAGACCCCATCGGCCGTTAGCGCCACGCAGCACGGGTCCGCAGAGCTCCTGGATCATCGAACGGGCTGGCGCTGGTGGTGGTCCATACGTTCGTACCTTGCTGCTTAAGGACACCTCCGTCGGCGACGACATCGCGGACCACGTACCGATTTGGCAGGCCGGAACAGGAGTGCGTGTAATCGGAGTGCTGCACTACGCTATAACGTCGGATCTTGTGGTGCGTGTGAAGATGAATGGAATGGCGCTCATCACCCTAACTATTCCAGCAGCGACTGTGGTGGATACGCCCGTTGTCGCGACCACATTTACGCCTCCAGGGTTTGCGGATTTGGCAATCCTGAGTTGGGATGTGCTCGCATCT